TTTTTTTTGCCACTACAACGGCAGTGGTGCTTTTGGTTTTTAATCAGGGGACTGTGATTCGCGATAGCACTTGAAAACAAGAAGGGACAAAACAACGCATAGCAGTTTAATTCTCCAGAAAGAGGAGAGAACAGGGCGCCGCTAGGGCGCTTTGAAAATGAAAGTCTAGCTCTCCAGAAAGAGGAGAGAACAGGGCGCGGCTAGGGCGCTTCACTCATCGCCAACGTCGTCAACATGCTGCGGGTAGGCGGCGTCGCCACCAATCAGCGGCAGACCGCTGCCGACGCCGACGCATGTCAGCGAGAACTCAATGCAGAGTTCGGCAATGTGAGCGGTGGCGTTGCCGGCGTTAGTGGTGAAGCGGACGACGAGCGGGTAGTCGACGCGAGCGCGCGACCGAAGGTCGCATTGAACGCCGCTGATGTCAACGGCCGCGTCGATGATGGTGCGGTGCTGGAGGTCACTGACGAATTGATGGACGCCGCGCGCGACAAGGGCCGCGTTAACGTCCGTCGGGACGGTGGAGTTGCTCGGCGCGGCGTAGACGGCCATGACGATCCCGGAGCTGTGGACGACGCTGCCGCGAATGCGTACGTCGCTGACGACAGCGCTGGTCGTGTTGGCAAGTAGCGCGGCGACGACAGGGTGCTCGTCGAAGCGGAAAGTGGTGGTTTGGCTGCCGAGGGCGACGTGGCTGGCGGTGAGACGGGTGAGTGTGAAAGAAGCCATGAATAACTTGACTCTTTAAGCTCATGCCAAGGCACACCAGGCGGGGGCAACACCAGCACGGCATGCGTGGGACTAACGAGCACGCCATAGCCGCGTGTGACCACGCCAGCGAAGTCATCAACCGCGCGCGCGGGAATATGCAATGAGCGCAGCAGCGCGACGGCCTCGCTTTGGGTCGCGCCGCGCGCTGCGGCGAATTGCTTACTTGATACGGGCACGCGCAAACGCCTGAGTATGCTGCGCAAGCAATCCGTTGGCGCTTCATACACGCGCTTCGGATTCATGGTGCTCAGGCACGTGGCCTCGAAAAACGCCCACGACTTTAAAGCCGCGCATGTGCGCAGCATGACGTCAACGTCCTCAAGGTCGACGTCCACGTACATCAGCGGCAGCGCGTACTGCAACACGCGCTCATCGCTACCGCTGAGATCCACGCTGCGGCTGACGTAGGACTGGTACAGCTCCGCGACAGGGACGTTGTCATCGCGCAAACGCGCGAAATGCCGGCAAAACACGCGCACCGGGTCGGCGACGAAGTGATCGCCCAACCAGAAGCGTCCAGCATGATACGCGACAGCGCCGTCAACGCGCTTTATCTCTACGCGCGCGCTAACGTGCAAATGCGCAGGCAACGCGCCCAGCTTGCCCTCGCACAAAAAATCGTCGCCTTTCTGCACGAGGTTGCAACGCCGCAAATGCTCGTTGTCATAACGGCCGGCCACCACGCCAAGCATCATCACGCAGTTCGCCATCAACGTCATGGGATCACCGGAGGGCAACCCCCAGGCGACGGCTCCAGTGAAAAGACCAGGCTCCAGCGACCGCAAGCGGAAATACGAGCGCATCTGGACGTAAAGCGCAACAGTGTCAGGTTCGACGCCGGCGTATTCGAGTAGCCACGCCAGCAGCAGAACGTGGGCGGCGCTATGCGACGCGTCCTGGCGGCTGATATCCAGCTGCGTGTTGACCGAAAAATCGGCGGCGCGCTCGCGCAGTAAGCGCGCCAACTCCTCGTCACTGAAGCCGCAGTCGATAATTGCGCCGCCGCGCATGATGTCGCGCATGCGCGCGAAAAACTTGCCCTGCGCCTCAGCGAACAGCGCGCTATATGTGGCGCTATTGGCGGTGATTTGCTGACCATAATTGAGCTGGGCGGGATAGCCTGGCGCGGGTTTCACCTTGACCTGCGTCTTGAGAAAACTCTTGAAAGTGACGCTGGCACGGTCCTCGCCCCACACGCCATCGCAATCGCTAACGAACGCGCCGGTCCGCTTGCGCAACCATTTCTCAATGTGGCTGTCTCCTTCCATGATCGTGCTCGGCGCAAGGTAGCACCGCCGGAAGCGCTGAATTAGCACGGCAGCCTCGACAAGGTCGGCGCCGCTGATGCGCGCACTCTGCGCCGGCGTGAGCGTGCGCAGCGCCACATTGCGCAAGCTCTCAAACGCGCTGCTGGACACCTGAACGTCACCCATCTTGTGCGCTTCATGCAAGCTAGAACGCACGTCGCTGCGCGTGACCAGCGCGCCCGGCGCACTAGCGCTGATCAACCTACGAGGTCGTGCGCAGCTGAAGTCCACGGCGTGCTCGTGGTCTTTGAACAGATCAAAGTTGGTGCGCTTAAAAATTACGCCCTGAACTTCGTCGATCAGCACGTCGCTAGGCAGGGGCTCGTCGGCGACATGTTCTTCATCCACATCACGCGTGATGGCGTACGTGGCGTCGAAGACGGCGTTAACGCCTTCAGCAGGGAAGCACGACCGCATGGTGAGGTCGGCGACGCCAGGCGCGAACACGCTGGGGCGGAGCACCACGTCAGCGCTAAAGGCGGGCACGTCGCGGCCATCCACCATCGGCAGGATCTCCGTATGCACGCCGGGATAGAAAAGCTCCTGCTCAGCCGCGGATGCTGCATGAAAGAGCATGTGCGTATGCCGGGTGAGCGCGATGAACATCGCGGCCTGGTGACCGGCAAGCCACAGATTCTGCGCATTCGACAGAGCGGTGAACAGCGCGACGCTCTGCTCGCGCAGGCCGACCGATTGCCCTATCGAGAGCGCCTGGACATTGGGCGGCAGAGCGGGCGCGAGCGCGTGTTGATGTAGCCGCAGATAAATGTTGGCATCAAGCGCGACGCCAATGTTGTTCGGCAGCTCCACTAGCACGATAGATATTGGGCGCGGGCACCTGGTCTGATAAAGATCGCGATAATGGCACGGCGGCAACCAGCGCAATGCGGCAACGAAAGCGTCGTGGGCGACGCTATTGCTCACGCACATTTCCAGCCGCTTGTGCGTGAAGACGGGATGGTCGCGCAACGGCTGCGCGGGGTCATCCATCACGCGCTGATGCATGTCGCCTAGCAAGACGACCGGCGCGTGTACGCTGTGCGCGTAAGCCAACCACCCGAAAAGAGTATGCGTGTCGTAACTGAAGCACTCGTCAATGATGATGAGACGATGCCGCACCGCACGCGGCGGCAACCGATGCTGCGTGCGGACGCGACCGCGCGCGCCGAGACGCTGCT